TCAATCCCGTATTTTTCTGCTATATTCTGACCGTCAGGTGTTGCCAAATATGGCCGACTTAGTTGGTCACGGTATGAACGCGCGATGCCTTCGTTTTCTGCCGTATAAAGGCCCATTCCGTAAGCCTGCGCACCTTCGCCCGTGCCTATCTTGTCCATCCGCATCCGACCAAGTGGGAAGTTCTGCAGCACCTCTGCACCAGCAGGAACATTGGGCAGAACGTCAGGCGCACCTACGATGTATTGCGTCGATCCGTCAGGCATACGCACAAGGCGCTCGGCTGCGAAGTTATGCGGTGAGCCTTGATAGGCGCGAATGCTCGGTGTTTCCTGCATCGCTCGCTCGGCATCAGCAAACGTCACTGGCGGTCGGCCTTCACGCGCTGCGCCCATCCGCAATGCGCCAGCAGGTGCGGTCGCAGCACCAGCGCCAAGCGTCATCATGCCTGTCAGCCCTGCAATGTCGCCGTAGGTGATTGGCTGGCCTTCCATAGCCCTGCGAGGCACTGAAATGGCGTCCCATGCGCTCTGCACGGCACCACTGAGCAAGTCACCAGTAAAGCCCAGCGGGTTGGCCGTTGCTTCACGATACGCGCCCTTGACCACAGATTGCGTTTTGGGCGGCGTCATCTCAAACAAGTATTGCGTGCCGTCGAAGCGCGATCTGCGGATTTTCTGGCCTAACTCATCATAGCCGACAACAGGATCATTTTCTGGATCAGCCCCAGCAGGCAGACGCATTGGATCATATGCAAATCCGTCAGCCTTCGGGGTGAGAAAATCAAAAATGCCCATGTCACGCCTCTGATGGATCAATGATGGTTCGCTTGATCTCGATTGGTATTGCCCCGCCGGATGGCCCAGACAGTTCCTGCTTTGTCGCGTCAGCGTAGCCGTGCTTGGAAAGCATCATCTTGGTGATCGAGTAGTTGAAGTCACCAGACAGGCCATTATTCAGCAACTCACGCTCTTGCTTTTGCGCGATTGCCTTGAGGATGTCAGAAAATTCTTTGTCCTTGTCCCGCGCCCAATCATGACAGGTCTCTCGGTGAATGCCAATTTCGCAAGCCAGACCCGCAACTGATGGCACCTTGTCACCTGCTGCGATCCATCCGCCCTTGGCGTAGTCCCACGCAGCCTTGACGATCTTAGGTGTGTAATCAGTTGGTCTACCAGCAGCCATGACATTCCTCATCTCGACACATAGCGGCGTCGGTCGCTGCGGCATCTTACATCAGTTTGGGTGCTGTTTCAATCTGGCAACCTTATCAAGCACTGATAACCCAAATTCTGATGTTGGATCGAACCACCATAGCTGCTTTTGGCTGTGGTCTTTATTGGCTGGGTTCCTGATGATGCTGTGAACGCCTGTCGGTTCCTTCCGCACTCTCGCTATGGCCCCGATGCAGGCATTCTTGGTCATGCCAACCAGATGTGCCGCGTCCTTGTGGGTTAGTCCCACGTTCTCGACGAGGTGCAGCGCCATGAGGATTTGCTCGTCCTTCCGGCGATCTAACGTTCCATGCATTGGATTTCCCCTGCCAGTGCTAGATAGCCTGCGCCATCGATGTAGCTGTCAATGTGATCTGGGTTGCCTTTGATGCGGGCGATCTTGAACAAGGTCATCATGATGGCAACGTCAAAGTCATTGAAGGTGGGTATTTCGCGTCCTTCCATCCACCAGCCCCATAGGTCGCCGATGTTGGCAAACGTGTCTTCTGCATTTCCATGCGTGGCTGCTCGGTCCTTCGTGATGTATTGGGTCGCGGTGCTTAGGATCTGTTCGCGGTTCATTTGTTTCTTTCCGGGCAATTGCGCCCTTCGTTGCAGTTGTGGTTGCATGGCGGGCAAGTCTTCAGCGATTTCTCATAGAGTGCGGTGAATGTTTTGTTGGGGCGGATGTTTGCCTTCTCGCGGGCAAGCTGGCCGTCCAGATACTGCTGCAATTTCCCAAACATGAAAGCGTTTGCTAATCCTGTTCGATCCACTTTCAACTCCTTTGCTGCCCGGCTGACGCTGCCGAATGTTGTGCCAAAGATTGTGACCTTGGATGCTAGGCTCACAAACTCTGATTCAATCTCATTGTCGGCCTCTTCCCACGGCGCTGCTGGCATAGTGACAAAGTGCTGGATGGATGGCCCAGTGACGATTGAGTTGCGATCTGTCACTGCGATGATCTTGGTGCGCATGTTCATTGGCCTGATGGCAGTGGCAGGCTGACGGGGTGCTGATAACACGCATCTGGGTTGCCTTGGCCCGCCTCGGTCAAGAATGTTGTGTCTTCAGATTGCTGACCCATTGGGCATCGGCAGATTGCTACACCATCCGGGCCTTTTTCGCAGTCGAAACTAAAGCAGTTTGATGCGTTATAGCCCTGCTGTAACTCTGAGCCGCACTCTTGGATCACCACTTTCTTTTTGAGTGGGTTCCTGCTGAAGTCGTTGGCTTCCTGCCGATAGTGCATTCGCGGGAAAAACAAACTCCAGACATGGCCCGGTGCGCTTACATCGCATGACCCTTGCATGTTTCCTGCGGTTAGGTCGGCAATGGCTGGCCCGTGCAGGATCGGGCATTTGCAGATCACCTCTGGGTATGGAACGCCGTTGTTGGGCGTAATCATCTTGCCTGTCGGTGTGCAGGTGCTGGCGGCGCACAGTGCATATTCCCCTTGGCACAGCGTCACCTCTGCGTTGCTGATGGTTGGGGAAAACAGGACACATGTCAGGATCAGATTTCTAAGCATTTTGCTTGGTATCCTCTGCTAGTTTGGTTTTGTATTCCTGCGCTTTTTCTTTCAGTCGTTCAATAGTTTTTGGGTGCGGCGAATCTATGATCCGTTTGAAGTGCGATGAACTAAAGCCAAGCGCTCTTGCTGCTGCGGCCATTGTGGGAAAATGCACACCCTCAATGGTGACGGGTCGCTTTTTTGTTGTGCCTAGACCCACCATGTCCATGCGCCCACGGGCCAGTGCTGAATAGACCGCTTCTTCTGTCACATCCATTGCCGCCGCAGCTGCGCGGACTGTGGGAAATCTTTGGCCCCGAATTTCGACAATCATCAAGACAAATCCTTTGGGCGTGGCATAGGCCGTGGGCTGACGATGACCTGATCGGTGTAGATGCAGCGCATCATAGTGTATTTCATGTCATGGGCTTTAGCTAAGGCAATAGCTTCGTCCATCAGGTCGCCGCAATCCATGTCGGCTGGCAGCTTGTAGCCAGACTGAGAGCCGTCGATCCATGTGATCAGTAGAATGACTAGTAGTTTCATTCTTTCCCCTCCAGTTCAGCCAGCACGGCGCGGGCTTTATCTACAAGTTCAAGTCTCTCAAAGTATTGGCCTTTCATCCTGATAATTGTGAATGTGCATTGCGATAGCATTTGAGTGGTATCCCGCAGTGCCTCCACCGCCTTGGTCAGCTTGGCTTCGGTTTGATCAATGCGGTCGGCCATTTGGTCAAATGTTGGCGGATCGTAAACATCTGGGGCGCTCCGGTGCGCTTTGATGCGGTCCATAAGTGCGTCAGTCATTCCGTGTCTCCCACAGGGTTTTGATTTTCGATTTAAGTGCATTGCGCCGACTCTCCGGCCAAGTCGCAATGAAATCTCGTCTTGCCTCAACTGTCCTAAGTTCCATCGCGTATCGCGCAGCGCTGTCTAGCAGTTCCTCATTACACGCTGCGTTATAGGCTTCCTTGCTGTCTCTGCTCGGCAAGTAGACCTCGCCCATTCCTACTGGATCACCCATTTTCCAGACCCTCACGGCTTAAGAGGTTTGCGGGCGATGTATGCAAACTTTCCAGCACCCAGCTTGCGCTGGTAAAGGATGCACTTGCCTTGGTTGTAGAGTTCCATCGCATCGGCCTTGTGCTTGCCTGCGGCGTATTCACCTATGTGATATACCACCTCGTCGCCGCGCTTCATTGAGTCCAGCATGGTGTGCAGGACACCGCGCTGGTCTTTAACAATGTTGTATTCCATGCGCTCGCTCAAAATGGAATCTCATCATCTAGATCAGAACGGCTGTTGATCTGCGGTTCTTGTTCGTTGCGTTCCTTTGTGCCGCCCATAAACGTCAGGTCTTGCACCGAAAGCGTCAGGCGGCCCTTGCCTTCGTAGACATCCACGCCGGGGCGACCAGACACCACCAGCTTTGTGCCTTTGACGATGTGGCTGCTTAGGCTGTCAGCCCGCTTTCCCCAGATGCTGCACTGCACCCAAGTGCTGTCGCGCTTCTGGCCGTTCTTGTCTTTGCCGTTGTCGATGGCGATTGAGAAACCCAGCACAGGATCACCGCCCTGCGTGTTGCGCAGAACCGCGTCCTTGCCTACGTTCCCGGCGATTGTCATGGTTAGCATTTTGTCATTCCTTTGTTGATGGTGGCGCCAGCCCCGGAGGGCTGGCCGTTTAGATGTTAGGCTGCACGTTGGCGCAGTCTCTCCACCCGCTGGTTTGCTTCTGCCATGTCATTGGCAACTTCGATCATTCCGAACTCATCGGAAATCGCGATGAAGGTGTCGCCAAAGCGCGAGGCGCGCTCGACTAGGCGCAGTGTGCCGCACTTGTCAGCCAGTGCGATGGAGAGGCAAGCAGAGGAAAGAGAAAAAGCCATGTGAACCTCCCAGGTTCTATAAAGGTTGGCGGTATTGCCAAACCTTGTTCTTTTCTTCTGAATTTACCCTACGGTTCTTGCAATGCGCCGTCAACAACATTCTTGCATTTGGCGCAATTATTTTCACTCCATCCGCTTCACGCCAAAGCCGACATCCCGCATGATTTCCGCAGCCCGGTCTGCCGTCAGACGTTCACGCGGTTCTGGCTTATGCTCTGCGCCGCGCTGCTTCATTTCCAGCACCTTACAGGCCGATGCCACGCCATCCATCTCAACCCTACACCGGGCCACGATGTCACCTTCCAGCGGGCGTTTCCGGCGGTCTGTGTTGGCATCTGACTTCCACCAGCGCACGGCGCGCTCAATCGCCCACTGTGGAAAGCCGCTTAGAGCCTCTTTCCAATCTTCGGCTTCCATCTTTCGCACGGCCTGCGGGATGTCTTTCTCATAGTAAGGGCTGAGAAGCGCAGCCACTCTAGCTGAGATCCACACCCCAGAGGCTGATGTCATCAAGGCGCTCTGGATTCTCAGCACGGTTTCTTTCTCTGGCAGCGCAGTCGGCTGCAACTGATGCAAACGCCTCAGCCATGCCAGACCTCGCTCCAGTTTTTCCTCGCTCAGAGGTTCGCTGAGATTGGAAATACCAATCTGCCTTGACTGTCTGCCATCCGCGTTCTTCTGCGAGACCAAGTGCGTCATCGGGGTTTTCTCCTGCATTGAAAATCTCCTGTAAGGTGGATGCAAGCCTCTTGGCTGCGGTTAGGGTCAAGCCCTTGCTCTTGGATTTCTTGCGATACTCAATGAAACTTTTGACAGCGGCTTCTGAGG